ACAATATGTAATTCTAAATGCTGATGAAGTAAGTACCGTCAACTTTGATGATGTGCTTGAGACATCAGCAGATACACTGAGATACAATGTAGCAGGGGACAAGACATTCGTTAAATACGAAGGCGAGACCCCAAGCTTCTTGGTCGGCAAGCCTAGCTTTTCGCATTCAGAAATTTTAGAAATCCTGTCCAACGAAAACTGGACTGCTCCAATAGAGGAGTTATCTGCTGAATAAATGATCTTAAGGATTGAGGCCGCACTTTGTGAGCCTCCATCCTCAATATCCGCGTTCCGGGATACAACGCTTTACGCAACCGTATTCCGCCAGCTCGATGTTTTACTTGAATGCGAGGAGGGTACTAGATCCTCATATTGGCATTGGTTAAAGAAAAACGGGGCTCATGATTTTGTGCGGGATTTAATATTTCCCTACGAAGAAATCTATACACCAAAGCTTGGTACCCGAGATGCAAATATTAGAGTCGATCGATTAACCGCTGAGTCACTCCCTTTTGTGACAGAATCAATCCGAAGTCTTACAGAGGGGTGGTATTTATAACCACCCAGGATCCAGATCCGAGATGTACATATAATTTATTCGTATCAGTACCAAGAGCTAAAGAACCGACAGGGTCTGAATTTCTAGCGGATATTTTACTTTCGGTATCTATAATTTTTACAAGCCCGCGAATAGAATTTACCGCGGACCCGATAGAGCTTGCTAAATTACTCAAAGGACACCCCCAGACTATTCTCTACATCTGACGCCGAATATCTAATGACGCGCGCGTTTATTTCTTTCCTCCCCCATCCGTACTGTTTCGCCCAACGCCTAACAGTTCCGGCCGAAACATCCATACGTTGTCGGATCTGTCTTGGAGATAGGTACCGATTTTCTCTTACACCCATAACCGATTAGTAACGCTCATTTACGGTTGTTGCGACCGGTTGTAAAACCGGGCAACCGATTGAGAAACCTTTAGGAATGCCCGATTATTCACCTTACGGGAAGCACAGGCTTTTCGAGTTTAACCCAGATTAATCTAACCCAAAAATACATATAAAACTATGTCTAATATTCTATCACAAATCGGTAGTGCAGTAAAAACCAAGATCGACGGAGTTAATTCCGCAATCTCGGATGAAGAAGCAGCTCGTATAGCCGCTGACAGCACTCTTACCACCAACCTTGCAACCGAAGCATCAACCGCTAGAGCGGCTGAAGCAGCTAACGCAACCGCAATCAGCGACGAGGAAACTCGTGCAACTGCTGCTGAAGGCGTATTGACCTCCAATCTCAACACTGAGATTTCTGATCGTACCACCGCAGTTTCCAACGAAGCATCCGCTCGTGCATCTGCTGACACCACTCTTCAAAGCAACATTGACGCTGAAGCTACCACCGCTAGAGCTGCAGAAGCTGCTAACGCTACTGCTATCTCTGACGAAGAAACTGCTCGTATCGCTGCTGTTTCTTCCGAAGCTAGCACCCGTGCGTCCGCTGACACCGCTCTTCAAAGTGAAATCGACGCTGAAGAAACTCGCGCAATCGCTGCTGAAGGTGTTTTAACAACTAACCTCGCACAAGAAGTTACTGATCGCCAAGCTGCAGTTTCTGCTGAAGCTTCCACCCGTGCGGCTGCTGTTTCTAACCTTGATAGCACAAAAGCTAACCTTAGTGGTGCTTCCTTCACAGGAGACGTAAGCGGAACAAACCTTGTACTTACCGGTAACTTAACCGTTCAAGGTACCACCACAAGTCTTGAAACCGTTAACTCTCAAGTTAAAGACTCGATCATGCTTCTCAATGATGGAGCAGCAAGCAGTGCAAACAACGGAAACGATGTTGGGCTTATCATGGAGCGTGGATCCAGCGAAGACAATGTTGCATTGGTATTCGACGAAGGTGAAGACAAATTCGTCTGCTACAAAACCAGCGCATCTGCATCCTCCACTGACATATCCAGCGATGATTCAACCGCAGAGCTTATGGATATCAAAGTCAAAGATGTATTCATCGGAGCCGATAACCTCGGATCCCTCGCTGAGTTCACCAATGCATTGAATGCATAGTACGGCACGCCCCGTATATTGAAACTCTTAAGGGGCTGGAGGCAATTCCTTCAGCCCCTTTTTTTACTCTAGTGAAAATAATACTCCTGTCGGCACTCTTGATACTACTATCATCATCCTGTAGTTTTAAAAAGCTTTACCCGGTTGCCGGTGCAACTGTAGGTGGTGGAGTAGGGGCTTTGGTCGGAGGACCTGGGGGCGGTGCCCTCGGAGCATTTGCAGGAGCTGCAAGTGGGGAAGTTCTAAAGTCAGAAGAGGAAGTAAAAGAAGCCGTCGCAAAAGTTGAAGCTTTAACTACCGGGGATGTACAAAAGATGGTGGAGCTCGGTTTAAATGAACACAAGGGGTGGTTCCAGAAGACAATCGATGGTATTTATGATGTACTGATGCTCGGTGCTTTAGCCTCTGTTATGTACTTCATCTTTCAATTTTGGTACGGCAGACATTTCGTAAATAAAAAACTTAAAACAGATAACTTAAAATGAGTGATACGCCTATGATTGTTGGATTTGGTGGGACCGTAGCAACTGTTTCTTTGGGACAGTGGAGTGATATAATTGCAATCGTTTGCGGTATAGCAACGACTGCTTATATGATCACTAAACTTATTCAAACACTAAAGAAAAAAGACTGATGGCTAAAGACTTTAAACCCTGCGAAAACTGCGACCCTGCTCGCAAAAATCTTTGTGCTAAATTTGGAACTTGCTTAGGCAAAGACAAAACTAAAAAAGGCGACAAGAAACCTGTTCGTAAAGGTACTTACGGGTAATTTTATTTCTTCCAACCGGTTACATTACCGTAACCGATTGTATATCTTCGCGTTATGGAAACATCAATCGCGGAGGTTGAATCCCCGCAAGAAATAGGACAGGAACAGTTCAGCATTGAGAATGCGTCAACCGACGATCTTCGCAATGCTTTAGGTATAACGCAGGAGCCTCAAGCCCAGGAGCCAGAGCCCGTAGCCGAGGAGCAAATCCCGGAGACCCAAGCCGAGGAGCCGTTGCCGCAAGCCGAAAGCCAAGAGCCGGAGGTCGAGGCAGAGAGCCCAGAGGAAACAGAGGAGGAAAAGCTCGGAAAGCGGAGGATAAGACCTCGAAACGAGCTGGATCAGCAAGTCATCGATCTCTACAGATCGGAAGGATTTAGCGGATCATTTGCCGACGCATCTCGTGTAATATACGGACAAGAAACTGCTCCCACCCCTAATTCAAATCAAAATTTAACGGCCACACAGGATGAAGTCGAGGCGAACGAGCCCGACCCAATCGCAGGCATAGATCAACAGGCTGACGACATTCGCGCTACCATTCTTGAGCTTGAAGGAAAAGTTGAGAAAGCAGCGGAAGATCTTGAAACCACTGAAGCACTTAGGCTCCAGCGGGATATAATGAAACAAGAGCTTCAACTGCAAAACTTAACTCTCCGTAAACAGCAGATGGAGCAGGAAAGAGAGCAGCAAGTTTATCAAACCCATCGCAGCAAAGCGATGGAAAGCCGAGACAGAGTTTACGATCGTTATCCCGCTCTATCCGACAAGCAGTCAGTTTATCGGAAACAGTTTGATGACTATGTCGCGAACGCTCAATCGGACCCCGACTACGCAGCAGTTTTCAATTCGCCAAAATGGCCTGAATTACTTGCCAACGAATTTGCATCTTTAGTGCCCGCTCCGCAGGAAGCACAACAGCCACAGGCCGTTGCTCCTCAGGCGCAGGCTCCACAGATGGGAACTCAGGCAAAGGTCTTGACGACGGGAACTGCAGCACAACCTGTAAACACTCCCGTGACTCGCGAAGGTTTACTCCAGCAGGTTCCGACTATGAGCAATGAAGATTTATACGCATTGCTCGGGAATCCTGGCGGAGCCCAGCCTTTAAGATAAGCGGGGAAATCTAAAACCCTATAATTACTTAATACAATGGCTGAAAAAATTATACCAGCAAACCCAAATCCAATTGCCGCAGCACAAGCCGCTGGTAATGTGGATCTCGTATCAAACACAACTTCCTATCAAGGCCTTCTTGATGGTCCTAACTCCGATTTGCGTTCACGCCTCTGGTCTGAGCTCGTATCTCGCGACGCTCGGGAAAAAAACGTATTCGCAAAGTTCATCGGCGGAGAAGGAAGCGGTAAACCAATCACTGAAAAACGCGATCTTAGCGCAGGCGGATCAGACAAAGTAACATTCACTACTGTTGCTCCAATTCGTGGGCAAGGTGTACGCGGGGAAGCTATCCTCAAGAACGCTACCGACACCCTCGATTTCGGAACCTTCAGCATCGAAGTTGACCTTGTTCGTCACGCTGTGTCTTGGACCCAAGTTCTTAAGCTTATGCGTTTCACCGGTAAAACCATCGATCAGCTTTCTGCTGAGGTTATGTCCGAGTGGATGTCACGCACCGAGCAAGACCAAATCCAATACTCCCTTCGTCAAATCTGCTTGAACACAGGCGGAAACTTGATCAGCGGATACGGAACCGGCGCAAATGGCGACCTTAAATATGTTGACGGCTTAAGCACCGACATCATCCAGGAAGCTAAACAAGCTCTTATCGCTAATGGCGGTGAGCCTATGAGCACTGGTGGTGACATCAACCAAGAAATCCCTGGTTACTTGTTCTTCGCTCCTGACGCTTGCTTACGCCCTCTCCGTTCTGACCCCGACTACTTAGAAGCAATCACTCAAGCTGACGCTAGAAGCGACAACAATAAGTTGTACAACGGTTCATACGCTAAGTGGGACAACAACATCATCGCTAATCACAACGTTCTTATCGACACAGCTCGTGGACGCCAAGGTTCTCCATTACTTCCTACCTTTTATGCTTACTCAGCAATCGCTGACGCAAGCGCATTAATTGGTGACACCAATGGCGATTTCATGGCTAACTTCCGCGGAGCATTCATCGACATCCCTGGTGGTGGCGGTGTTGACCTCGTTGAAGAAGCTGGAGCTACCTACTTTATCTTAGGTATCGATACCGACGGAACCGTTGCGCTTTACTCTTACGATGCTGCTGCGGCTGCTACTGCTGGAGATTTCTCCAACATAAGCGGTGGTGCTTTAGCTCGTGTTTTAAACGCAGACACCGGTTTTGATGTTGCTAATATGGCAAACCTTAAAGCTGACGGATCAAACTCATTCTCCGCTGGCGCATTGTTCGTACAAGCCAACGCTCTTGGTACTCCTATCGGATACGCATTGGCGATGGGTAAAGACGCGATGTACTACGCAAAAGGAAAAATTTACGGTGAGCAAATCTTCCATTACGACGATTTCGCTAACTCCGGAAACGAAGCACACCTCTCCGCGGTCGGCGTTCAGTCGGTTTACGGAATGGGAGCTCGCAAGGACACCCGTGGCCGCGTTCCTTCCGTTCAACTTGTTGAAGTTGTTCGTCAGGTTCCTGGTCTTTCCATTACTCAAGCGTAAGCTTAATGGCATTTCCCCTGCCCACAAATCCCTAAAACTGGCCTCTCCCCGGCAATGCTGGGGGGAGGCTTTTTATATATCATGAAAATCATAATTATTGGAAAGAGAGATCAGATGGGAACTACTCCCGCTATTCGTGTTAAAGGTATGTCTCAAGTGAGGTATCAGTTCTTATGGGACAAAGAAATTAGGCATTACGCTTACGAGCCTAAGAATCAGAAAGAAGTGGATGACATTTTTAGAACGCAGGGGAAGCTTTATAAGTCGATGTTTTTCTCCGTATGGCTCCCAGAGCCAGAGCCAATGCAAAAGCCCGAGGCTCAGGTTAGTGCAGGATCGAAATCAAGGCCCACTTCCAAGGCCAAGAAAAAGCAACCGGTAGAAAAAGAAGTCGTATCCGCATAAAATCGCTTAATGGCTGCGATTACATATTTAGCATTGCGGGATCAGCTCGCTTCCATGCTTGGGGCGGACTCTCTCGCAGACCTCCCTCCTGTAGATCAGGACAGAGTTGGTATATTTGTAAACCAGGCATATCGGGAGTGCTACTCACCTATTGATGGTAAAAGGCCTATGTGGGCCCAGAAAGGCTTTACACTAGACTTTTTAGCAGACCAAGCGGGAGCAGATCTATCCCCAGATGTTGTGTCCGTTGACAAAATACCTGAGCTTGTGGGTGAAGGCCCTTTGTCACCAATGACCGGGCCGGAAGCGGAAATTAAAGCGAGATCTATATTCGCTTACGATTTTCGCGCTCCTTCCGGAAGAGGTCTAAATTTCCCACACTACAAGGACAACGAACCGGAAAAAGGGAGACCGATCTGGTATTATCTAGACAATCGTGATCAGGGAGCTGATACGAAAGTAATACCCCGCTTCTATCTCTACCCTGTGCCAGATAAAGCGTATCAGGTAGAACTGTATGCGAATGTTGTTCCTTCCGATCTCGTCGCTGATGCTGATGAGCCCAGACTACCTGCTGATTTAGTCTGGGATATTTTATTCCCGATTGCACAGGTAAAGCTTTTGGCTGACCCGAGATATAACGGTGCAAACCGTGAGCTCCTTGTTCGGAATGCGGAGGAAGCTAGAAAAAGATTGAGAACATTAATCAGCCCGCAAAAACACAAAGGCTCTCTTAGATTGACCAAGAGACCAGGGTTCTAAGCCAATGGCCAAAGACCTGACAATTCGGGAGTTGAACCGTCCGCAAATCTCGCAGGACAACCAACTCGGATTCCAGAAGATTGTACGTAAGTATGTGGTCGAAGGCGATCGCGTAAATCAGGCAGAGCTAAACTCCCAGGCCGACCCTTTATTCTTACCTGTCGGTACCACCGATACAGAATACACCGACCATTACTTAGTTAATCAGCAAATAGCCCCGGCGACCGGAGATATGGACCGAGCTTATTTGACGAGAGAGTTTATACAGCTTCGGATTAATTTCTTTTCGGAGTCCACCAATGAGTCTAACGACTTAATTCGGGTTAACCGAAAATACGCAGTCCTCCGTTCCGATAACGCAGTTCATGGATACGGGTCTAACTGGGAAAAGCACCCAAATAATACAAACAGTGCTTCCTACATATCTTCGTACACCCCGTGGGATTACCCGCCCGCAAAAGTATCTGCACCTGGAAGAGTTATATACAATTACGCAAACAGTTCGGGGTTTACTGATACACCACAGGTTTTAATAAATGGTGCGGTTCAATCTTTAAATGATTATTTAGTCACCGATGTTGGAACTTCCGGTATGGGTAGTTGGCTGCCGGGCCGTGCTTCCGTTTCTCAGTATATGCCAGGGTTGGACATATGGGATGTTGAGTGGATTACACACGCAACTCCATATTGGACATTAGGAACCGCCAAAGGGGGAGGTTCAAAATCTATTCCTATAACTGTTGTAGATTTTGACGAGCACGGGATGAAACTTGAGCAGTATGGGAGGTCTTCGCAGACCCAATATCTGACCGTAGCCCGAACAAATGTGTTTTTTTATGTGGGTGATGACATCCCTACATCTCTCGGAAATATAACTGGCGGTGTTGATAGCTCATTTTCTACCTCCCAAGTCCATGTAGATTTTACGATGCTTACTAACGAGGGTAGGGCGATTTCGTATAAAAAAGACTTTAAGAACGCGGTCTATAAATGGTACTCTTCCAATATCCAAAACGGTAATATGGTGTTCCCTAATTACGACCCTAATCTCGACCCTCACGAAGTTGGAACCCGAAGAGATAACGAAATTATTTTCGACAAAACCCCCAGCAATGGATGGAGTACCGGAACAGGTTCGGGAGCCCCAAAATTTCAAGGTCAACCTATCCTTAGAATCGGTGGCCGCATAAGCTGGACAAAATCCAGTGTGGTAGGGCGTACATTAGGAGATTCATCTCAATATTTCGGTTCGGTTGGTACCAAAATAACACCGCTATTCTCCCACAGGGGGACAAAAATCTGGAAAATTGAAATCACCTATATCGGATGAATGAGGATTTCGAGGACAAGATAGACTCCAACGAGTCGAGCATACAAAGCTTAAAAGCTGAGATAGAAGACATTCTAAACAACCTTGGCGATTTAGAAAATCAATTAACTGACTTAGGGGCGGAACCTGTAATAGCTGAAGGTGTGCAGGGCAAGTTTGCAATTCACTGGATCGACCCTGCTATTGAAGCGGAGACCGACTGTGCAGATATAAAAACCGTGCAGCAAGCACAGAGAGTGTTTTCTGAAGCTGCCATATACCGTGATAAATTTGGTACTACCCGTCGTATGATTCAACACGGGGATGTACTTGTTTTAATGTGCAAAAACCCAGGTAAAGATGCAGAAACTACTGAAATTTATGATGACAGCGCGAGCTCCTGCTATTTTATCGGTATGTGCGTTGAAAACGACGACTCTATTCAACTAAGCCCTGAAGATGAAGACCCTGTACTCGCTCATACTGAAGACGCCAGGTCTGAAGATCTATATCAAGCGAGGAATAAAAGACATTTCATAGCATGGCAGACTTGCGGCGGGGGTGATAATTTCGCATTTAAAGAACCGGAATTTCAAAGCGGTACTTTTTGTTTAAACGGATCTCAAGCTACAGGCATCAAACTGAAATTTGAAGATCGTGAGGGGGGAGACCCATACTTACAGCAGACGGCTTTTGTGCCGCTACTCCCTCAAAGCATCGACTGTCCGGAGACAGGGGATATCGATTATATTTCCGACATAACTTCGGAAACGATTGCAGGAAGTGCGGGTGAAGCCGACACCGTTGTTTTAAGTAAAACGGTCAGAACTCTAAGGTTTTCAGGGGGTGTTCTTATCGACGATGTAGAAAATACCGCGGCTAGCGGAGTTATAACTAACCTTAACGGTTCTGGTTTTCAAAACTTTAAAGAAATAGAAATATGCGAAAACGGATCTGCTACCACTATTTTCGTACCATATTTTACCGACAACCCTAACCCTTAGCCGTGGCTAAGTTAATTCACACCGCTGTAAAACAACAGTTGGATCCTAATGAGGGACCAAGTGAGTGGGCGACAGTATCACTACCTGTTTACGAGTCCTGCTTTGATGCTAACGGTTTTGGGGATTGGTCTTTCGTAGGGGCTATAGGCCCTACAACATTTACCTCATCCAAAATAGGTGCTTCTGCTAGTATAACTTTGCTGGATGTGGGAAATGGAACTAACGCTCTTCAACGAGCTGATATATTCATAGCTAACCCTGGATGTACACCCGCTGAATACGAATTAGACATTTCCGGAGTTATTGAAACGTACAATGTCGGGTTTGAAGAACTGTCGGTTGGGGTGGACGGGGTTTTTCTCGATCTTGCAGGCACCACCCTCTCTCACGCCAATGGGGTTGACACATTTGTTTACCCTGCCGGATCTTTCGAAATTACCTCTCAGTTTGGCGACCAAGACAGTAACGATCTCGGCTCTACGGTTTTGGTCCCTACAAAAAGTATAATATTAGAAGGCCCGTGTTTTACTCAAATTACTTTTTGGTCCAGTACCGTGGACGCACAGCACAACACCACTACTTTAGGAAATGTGAAATATGAAATCGAGATAACCAAAATATGAGCGATAAAGAAAAATCTAAAGGTCTCGGCGATACCGTAAAAAAGGTAACTGAAGCCCTTAAAATAAAGCAATGTTCAGCGTGTAAACGCAGACAGGAAAAGCTCAACCGATTGTTTCCGTACAAACAAAAGCGTACAACTAAAGAGTGAGGTTTTTCCGGATACCATCCTTCACCGGGATCGAGTCGCATCGCGATGACGCCGATCGCGGGTCTCTTCGTTCAATCGAAGGTTGCTTGCCACATGGGCCGGGTGGCGTGCGCTCTGCTCCCGTGTGGGAAGAGGTAGGTGAGGTCGATATGTATTCTGAGACAGAGTATAATATGGTCTCAGCCGCTGATGACGGGAATGGAAACTCTCTATTGTTCGTATCCCGCCTTGGGCAGGTCACAGACATTGCCATACTATCATCAGAAAATACAGAAGTCGGACCTTTTGGTGCTAACTATCTCGTTTCTGACTCTATTGTTCACAACCAGAAAACCGGAGCCATCTCCCCAATAGGTGACCGGAAATTTGCGGTAGGTGACGGCACCGCTGAAGCTGTCTATGTAGGAAAAGGCCCTCCAGGTGGATCCGCTTCAGTTTTTCCTGATGAAGTGCTTTACCGCCAAGAATGGTCGCGATTCCCTAACTGTAAGCACTATGTGCAAGGACCTAACAAAACAATTTACGCTGCGGGTAACCCAGAAAAACCTTTAACTGTATACATTTCAGAACCCGCTGGATCGACTAACCCCAATGTAGACTCTCCTTACTCTACTGAACTTACACCTCCGGCAAACAAGCCAGGAAAGTTAAGCACGGTTGATATTTTGGCCAGTAAAGCAAGCAAGATTACTGCACTAACATCTAATGGGAATCAGGTAATTGTCCACACCGATAAAGGTTGCCATGTTCTATACGCCCCCTCTGCTGATCAGGCGAATACCGGATACCGAGTGGAGCAAGCCCCGTCTTCTGTTTTTTCCGCGGCTGTATCATCTCGAACAGCAATCTCAGATAACGGGTCTATGATCTTTTGGCTCGGTCACGACGGTCAAATATATAAGGACGAGTCCGCTAGTCGAGGGTCGGAGGACGCTAAAAAATTCACCGACCCTGAACAAGCAAACTGGAAGTCTAAAGGTGTATGGGAGAAGTCGCACCCTAAAGACTTGTCGGACTCTTTTTCATTTTATGACCCGCAATCTGGTTATTACTGGGTCTTTATAAAATCACTAGCTTCTCTCGATCACGCAGGATCTCTAAGCCCTAACCGACCCACTATGCTAGAAGCTTTACCGGCCGCCCCGAGCATTCCCGGGAATTTACAGGCTTCTATAGTAGCACCGTCGGAGCCTTTAACTTTAGCAGCTTTACCTCAAGCTCCAGCTCAACCCGGAGATCTTCAGTCGCTAGTACAAGCACCTAGCTCCCCCACAGATTTTGTAGCTTTGCCAACCAATGCACCGGCAACGCCAACTGATCTAGTCGCATCACTCAACCCACCACTTATCGGACCGGGATCGTTAGTCGCTAGCCTAATGCCTCCAGTTGCAGGTCCTACCAGTCTAAATACCTTACAATTGAACGCACCCACAGCGGGACCCTCAAGTTTGTCTAGTACTTTGCTGGCTCCGGCTGCAGGGCCAGTTGGTTTAAATGCTGGTTTTGCCGCTCCAGCAGCCGGCCCAACAGGTTTAACCGCATCTAATGACTTTTTGTGGACGCAGTCTGATGCTTTTAGTGAGAGAAACTCTCTTTTAGCACTTAATACTACGTTCAATGCCGGCGGAACTATTCTTAACGCCACGGAATACACATGCGGCCTTAGTATTGCCAACACAGTACCAGCTACTACCCGTGTAGGTTTAGCTAATACTGGGGACGGAACCGCGACCAACCCAGATATGACTGCGTGGTACCCAGGTTCTATTAGGTCCGATAGAGCTGTGGCTTTTAATGACGGATTGGGTCGAGACAAGCAAGCTGTGTGGACCGGCTTTAATTATATAGGAACGCGAAATTTAGACGACTTTGACCCGAGCCTACTTCAGTGGAACGCTACTAATGGATCACAACATGCCTGGTCTTTTGATAAGGCGCGGGGTTTTGGGAGTACTGCTTCAGGTAGAACTTTTTTTCTAGTATATAACCCTACAGACGGGCGTTACTGCGTGCTTTCTGCGGAATGGCGCGATGTTGTCAACGGTGAGGCAGTAAATAATGGCGCTTACTCGTCGTTCCGAATTCTGGATAAACTAAACCACTTTAATAATGCGATGGACGCTGACAACCCTTACGGTTCCTACACCACACTAGACTTCAACCGGTACAGTGTTTATGTCGGCAACGGAGCGGTGGATAACACAATGGCACAGCAAGCCCAAAGCTTCCCCTTTAATTTGAAATACACTATCCCAAACAGCACAATCCAGGGTGTGGAAGTCCGGGGGTTTGATAATACGGTTCTATCTACTTTCTAAAAAATCAACCGATTGAAAAAATATTAATTTAAAACCAAAATACTGATATGGCATCGATTACTTTAACCTGGACAGCTTCGGATACTGCAACTGGCGGAACACCAACGCATTACGATATTTACCGTGTTCTTGGCGACGCGACCGAGCAAGTGGTGGACGATTCATCTACGGGAGCGTCTAATAAAATAGCTGATGTCGCAGGCACTATTTTAACTTATGACGACGCCACCGTAGTCGCAGGTTCATCCTATTCATACACGGTGATCGCGAGAAACGCTGGCGGAAGCAGCGCGCCTGCCGACAACATAACCGCTAAGAATATTTTAGCGTAACCCTGATGGGACTCACGACTCCAGCCGGGTTTGGAGCCTATGCTTTTAATGAGCGTACAAAATCCTTAGCCGGCCCGATTGCGAACGAAGACATTACCGCAGTCGCTAATCGGGAAAACTCGTCTGAAATTTACTGCGTAACCGCAGACCGGAAAATAAAAAAAACCGACCTTCTTGATTTAAACGACGCATCATTTCCTGAATTTATTGATCCTTTTACAGATCTGGTGACACCTATTACTGAAGGTGTTATTGCCTCAGAATCAGGCCAAGGGTTTCACTACCGAGGGCTTTTTAGACCCGCCCCGTTTGAGGACGAGAGTACAGCCAACACGGCGATCAGCGACCCACTTTATTTCCCCGACTCTTACCTAGCGATTACAGAAACCCACTGGATGCATTTAGGTGATGAGCACAACGAAAAACAGGTTCATCGGGTAGACCTCGCGTTCCACAAAAACTCATGTGGGCACCTTTGGCTTTATGTAAAAAATGAAGCCGGTAAGATATCCGGGCAATATAAAGGCATGCTAAAAGAGCACATGAAGGTCTTTACCAACATCCGAGGACGCCGGTTTAAGATTCAAATGCTTATAGCGACCCATAAAAACTTCCCGTGGGCTCTACGGGAAATGACCGTAGGGCACCTGTACGGAAAAAGTTTTTAGGCAACCGGTAGAGTTTTACTTTCGTATACCTTAATATACAAAACATGGATGACGAAAAAGAGCAGGAAAATAAAACTACTATATTAATCGACGAGGTTGAGCATGTTTACGAAGACATGACCGATGAGCAGAAAGTGATCATCGAACACATTACCGATCTTGGCCACAAGTCTAGAAAAGCTCAGTTAGAGCTAGACCAGTTAAATGTGGCCAAAAACGGCTTTGTCTCTATGCTTAAAGAATCGCTCGCTACGCAACCTGAAGAGTCCACAGACTCTTAATATCTTCGTCGATTATAGCGTCAGCGTAGCTGTCGTTTGTCGTACTAGCGTCAGCATGCCTTAAGAATTTCTGGGAGATGTAAATTCCTTCGGTGCTTGCTATATAGCTTCCGAACAATTTTCTTAACTCATGCAGAGGGTTCGCACGCTCCCATCCGATCGCACGAAGCTGATCCAGGCATTTTTTAAACGCTGTGTTTCCTTTGTCCATTCGATGAGACATTAAATAATCATCGCCCGACGCTTTATTAATTATAGCTTTAGCTATTGAGCTTGAGCCCATGGTAAAACCCTCATGACCTCCCTTAGGTTTAAAGGAATTTTCGGACACTATATTAACACGCGCGCGAGAATCTCCCGCCCCAAGATCAAACCAATCCGCTCTAGCGTGATAAATCTCATTCCGGCGAAGACCGAAATAAAGGGCTAGGCCGATGAGCGTGTGAGTATCACCCTCGGTCTTTGGCCAAAGGTCGAAGGTCTTAAGTATTAGGTCAGTAGGCGGAAGTCGGTATTGTTTCTTTAAACCTCTAAAGAATTCCTGCTTTTTAATAGAGTCTACAAAATCCATATTATAATCCTCGAACATAGAAATTCGGGTGAATACTGCTTTCATAGACCTAATGATGGAATTTATAGTCCTCTTCTTAGACGCGATTAAGCCCTGATCTGCTATACCGCTAAGGGATTTAAGCTTAAAATCTCGGAACATATTATCGTTAATACACCCTAGATCAAAGTCATCAACCTCTTGCTCTCCGGTTACCACCCGGGCAAACCGCTTCAACCCGTCTGTATAAACCCGAACTGAGCTTTGACTAAGCCCAGAAGAAACTCGGTTATCTTGTAAAACCTTAACTACCTGCGAAAGGGTAGGGGTCGGGTCTTTAGACATGGCGAACTTTTTCTTATTATACATCTCCAGAACTTCTTGATAAGGATTAAGAATTAGATGAGCTCGAATTTGATCGGCTAGCGCTAATGCTTTTTTCTTTTCGGTTCCGAGAGGCCAATAATTTTGAACTCCTCCGAATTGACTTTTATATGTCCAGCTCCCTTTTTCCGTCCTCCGGAAAATCCGCGTACCCGACCGGGAACGCGCGACTGAATTGTGACTGCTTATGGTGTGTGGCATACCATTATATATATTGTGTTTTTTCATTCTGTCCAGTAATCATGCGGGTTTTCATTATATACAGGGTGCCTGTTAAAAATTTAGGATCTGGTATCCCATGGATGTGAGGGTTCGACCCCCTCCTCGGGCATTCCTTTGATTATCAACGATTTGACACTTCTGTGTTATTTTGTTATACATAGTGATAACGCAGAATGTGACTGAATTGCAACTGCTTAATTTATATTAGGGATATGAAAGATTGGTTGGAGAAACAAAAATTGCAGGAAAACGATGTGCTTGATTCCGTAGGAATTCAGGCAAGACAGATAGCGGAGGATCTAATTCCACAGATTAGATTATGCGCTTTAGAGAACGAAAATGTCTCAGACATTTTGATCAAGGTGCATTTCGAATTCGACAGCGAAAAGACTGAGATATGGTCCGAGGGCGCGGTTAATTTCCCCCCAAAACAGAGCACATCAGAACTTCACGCCATTACCTATGTCGAAAAGCAAGACCTCGAAGGTTCTTGATAAACTAGGTCTCACCAAGGAAGAAGTCCGTGCGGCTTTTTCTGTGGAGAAACCGGCATCTGAAAATAAACCTAAAAAAGGTTATCTTTTTCGCGCGGACCAGGCTCGTATGAGTAAACGCATGAAGCGTTGGAATAATATGATTTTTGCCCGGTTTATGGGAGGCACGCACCCAAAGGATATAGCTGATGCAATTGGCGTAACCGAAGAATCTGTTCGTGTTCGGTTACGCCGGGCTAAATTCTTTTCGAATTAGATAAGATCCCAGGCTTCTCTATACTTCTCGAATTTAGCAGTCGATTCGGGGTTATCGGGGTAAAACCACAACGAAACTTTCCCGTCTAAAGCTTTGCACGGGATTATATACCAAGTGTCAGCATTTTTTAAGTAAACCGCTAAGATATCGACTTCGCGGCAGTCGATTGGCTTTTTCGAGCTGTGACCTGTTCCGGCTATTATTTTATAACGTCCGAAACCTTTGCTGTCCTCCTGATTTTTCGTCGTTCCTTTAACCTGCACTCTTTTAAGACTCCCTTCTGAACTAAGAATGCAGTCAACCGGGAGATTATCACCCGCCGGAATGTAAAGCCCGTGACCGAGCTCTAATGCTTTCGTAAAAAACTGGTACTCCCACAGAGTACCTAATGATTTATTACTCTTCATTTACCCCCTAATATTACCCAACTAGCTCTTTTTTGACTCCGAGAAACCCACGAAAAACCTTTAGACAACATGTGACTCATGCCCCAACCTAGTTTCTTAGGGCTTAGCTCTTTTAAAAGAATACGGTTAAGCTCGTTAGCCGACAAAACAACCATGAGCTCAGAGCAGGTGCCCTCCCAACTATCATCTTTTAATGTACGCCGGAACATAGAAAGGAGCTCGATGATGTGCGAATACCGACTATCTGCTTTTGCCTGAGACTCTAAGTCAGGGTTCACATAAGCTTTAACCCCAAACCTCACCTCCCGAAGCTCTTCAGGAATGTCGTAATCCAAAAGCCATCGGGCGAAGGTCGGGAGCTCTTTTTGAACAGTACCCTTAGTCTCCCATTTAAAATTAAACCCGTCGTTACATTTAAATAGCATGAGTTTATCTTTGATACTCATGTCTAGATCGGGAAGCAGTCGCATCGAAACCGGGTCATCATTAAGTGTGATGCTTATCCTCCCCCGCCAATAAGCTCTACCGGCTTTAAGAAACTTCCCTTTTATTAAAAATGTGTCGTTGGCAATATGCTCCTTCAGCCTGGCCGTGAAAGCGGTGTGCATAGATGTGCTCGCTGTTGGGGCCTCATCGTCCACTAGCCAAGCACCGAACTCGAAAAGGTGATCGGTCCAATCATCTTTACCGGTCAAATAATCCGAGGCCTTGATTCCACCACCGAATAAACCACCTAAAATCACACTGTTATACAGAGTCTTCCCGCAATTAGGAGGACCTACGAGAAAATGCGCATGCCCCCGTTTTGGCTGACCGGCGTATGCATTTTTGTAGGCATAGGCCAGCCAAGTCAGTTCGTGTTTCAGTTGTTCGTCTCCCAGCATGTGAGTCATCCATGCGGCAATGGTGGGAAAGCCATCCCCCCATTCGCCTGATGAATCAGCAGGAGAAAGTGGTCTAACCCGTGCAGTGTTAAAATACGTGTTATTCTCATGTTTAACGATTCGACTTTTCGTGAAACAAAAAGGGACGCCTGCCTCCACCCGCTTGCTGATGTTAATCATATGTAACGCTCTTCGAGCCTCGCTTACATTTTCGCTTCTGCCGGGTCGGGAGGTTAAATCATGCCGGCATTGAAGGTCGAGAAGGGTATCATCCTTGGAGTTTACTAAAAATCCACCGGTCTCATCCTCAATGAAATAATTCTTCCCGTCGGTCCAATAATTCTTAATAGCTTCACCTATTCGACCGACTTCATATTGTCGGACAAATCCCGGGCTTAATATTTCGGCCCATGTATAGAAACCTTTGGGCATGTTAAATACCTGCATGCCGGCTTCGCGAACAATAGCGGAATTTACTGTCTTATGATGCCCACCTGGATCCCAATAAGTCGGTCCACGGCTTCCCTCCACAAATTCACCGGGCCATTCATGATTCGGCCATACTTTTTTAACCTCTTCAAATACAACATCAAGGGGGATGATCGGCCCTTGGCCTGTAAAATCTGAGCTTTTCGATTCCTCGTACTGCCAGTACTGAAGCAAACTCTCAGAAATTCTAGCTTTAGGGACGACCGGACGCCACCCGTCTCCGTGCAGAAGGTAGTGCTGCTTCTCAAAATTCCCCATGTCGAAACCACGGGCGATCGCATCACGACCGTCCAGCTTCATTTCTTTAGATAACCTCTTTAAGAATCGAGCATTGCTCTTTGGCCCGTGCATAAAAATAGGGCTCTCGAAAAACCAAACGGCGTGAATGCCACCACTAAAACTTCGGCTGATGTAATTGACCGGGTATTCGTGATCAATTAAGCGGCGAACAATGTCCTCAAACTCATCGTCGTTAAATGTCGCGTCCCAATCCACGCACACGCCATGCAGAAATCTGACAGGGTTCTGTGAGCTAACTCTTTGGTGGGGGTCAACTCCTTCGGCTGTGCTGTGCGCGCCATATCTTGTGCTCGGTCTCGCCGCCCACTGCTTATACTCGTTCGAGCTGCGAAATTCCGGAAGCTCATAAGAGAGCTCCCACGGTTTGGTTTTAGTTACCTGACTAGCTGACAGGTTCGGTATCGTAAATAGTTCCATAATAAATTAAATCTTCTAATGTTTTAATAGCTGTGTGCTCCAGATCGGTCACATAACATGATGAATTTCGCAGCTCGCAATCAATCTGCTCAGAATCCAAACCTGACTCGGACACATGTTTGTCTTTTGCCGCGGCCTCTTCCTGTGCTGGACGATAAACGCGAACTATTTTTCCACCTCTCGCATGAATCATGGCCGCCTCATTCGGGAATCGCACATCATCGATTACATAATTTTTACCATCCTCTATACGCTTCTCTAAAGCCCTGACCCATATATTCTGCGAGACGAGCTCACGCCCAAACTCAGTCCCCAAAATTTGCATGAGCTCTCGTGGGCTTTTTCCATACTCATCAAGAGGTATTTCTTTAATCGTGGGATCATTCAGTTCCGCATCCCCCAGACCAAGAACCCTAAGCATGTCCTTGATCGGGGAAGCGAAACTTAAGATTTCGTAACCCAGACGATCTCTAAAAATATTAGCGACTGATGATTTCCCACATCCTTTTCTTCCGGTTAATCCTATAATCATTTCGTATACTCCTTTGATATTATTGCCTCTGAAGCCAACGGAACGCGGTCCATCCACTCAGGCGGTTGGCTCATTATTTTCTGAATGGCTGATTTTGACTCTTCCGCATAAGCCTCATCCACTTCCACGACAACCTCGTCATGAACATGGAGCACTACATCAAAACCCGCATGATCCAAGTTTGTAAGAATTCTTCCGAATGCATCACGAGCCAATGCCTGTACCTTATTTTGAAATAGGTTGGCCCCGTACATTTTTACCCTGCGTATAGAACCTTTCTGAGTTGCGCATGTTACGCCGTCAGGCTCATGTCGGCAGCGATAATATTTTAACTCTCTTCCCGACTCAATCGGTACATTGAAATCCGCTCCTTCTCCAGCGGCTGACTTTAATTGACGGTCGAGATCTTTCCATTGGCCCACAATCCTTTGGTTTTTATCGCGGAAATCTTGAACCTGGATGAAGGCGTTGACCCATTGCCGACGGTCTTCGGTCGAAAGATTTGGGTACATAGCACCTTTTGCGGGCTGATAACTGTTCGCGAATTTCTGAAACCTTATCTCATCCTCGCGGCTGAAATCATTATCGAGAATTTGTTGTTGGCCATAAAGTTTTACAGTCTCCGCAAATTTAAACCAACCACTCCCGTATCCAAGCTGCAGAACACGGACTTTAGCGAGAAGGTAAAGCTCCGGGTCTTCATCCTTTAATTTACCTCCGGTCCAGCCCATGGTCTGCCGAGCGTGGGCCTCATACGGGCTCATCCCTTTTCGAATCAAATCTAGAAAGTCGAAATCTCCCGATGCAAAAGCAGTAAGCCGAGGCTCGATCTGCGAAAGGTCAGAAATTATTAAGGTTTTACCTTCACCGGCGGATACCATGTTTCGAATATTAACGCCGTATTTTGTGTCCCTCGGCATATTCTGAACATTAAACCCCGCGTCTCCACTCCATCTCCCGGTAGCATCTGCACCGAAATATTTAAGGTTATAAGACATCCGATCTTCTGTGGTCAGCCTGTCCTTTATAGAGCGTAACCGCTGCAGATGCATATTAATACGATTATGATTTTGCATGGCGGCGACAAAGGTAAGCTTGTCACCGTGCTCCTTTATCCATTCCGCTAGAGCAGGAGAGTCCTTAGCGAGACTTTTAGGCGGTTCAACCCCTGCCTTTCTACACTCAATCGCCATCGCTTTTTTCGAATAAACTACATACTCCTTTTTCGTATCGGGATCCACCTCCCCATACCACGGCAACGCTTTCTTTGCCTCGAAAAGGTGCTTTTCTAATTTGTCTATACCGTCAGCCAAAGCCCGTTGGTCGATGGGCAAGCCGCGATAGGCCATGGCTCGGGTCATTTCTGAAAGTCTACGCTCGTGCTCGGGCCACTTAGCCCAAAACTTTTCCCATATTTGATATGTATACTTAGAGTCATCGAGGGCGTACTGAAGGACCGCTTTGCTTTCGTCCATAGCAATCATGTCAGCCCATGTTTTCCCTTTCATGTTTGTTCGGACTCCTTTATCCATCTCAACCCCAAGAATCTCTTTAGCTGAACCTTTTAAATTTCTCTGGAACTGAAAATAGACGCACATGTCTGCAGTGCATATCCATTTAACTTTTATGTCGGGAATAATCCCAAGCTCCTGGCATCGCTCAAAGCATCGTTGGTCGAAGGATGCGTTATGTGCGATGAAGGTATACCCATCTAACTTTTCCCAATCTTTAAAATCCTCCGTTCTGCCGACATAAGCTAAATCCGGGCTCCACAAGGAGACAAGATATGCGTCGAATTCCGGATGGTGTACATACTGATATGTACTGCTGCCCGCTATCGAATAATCTTTCGAATAGTAGGTCTCAAAATCTAGCGCCAATACTTTATTCATTAATATTTGTGGTGTGTGGTTGTAAAATTTATGCGGCGGTCTGAGTGGGCACCGAGGAGAAAAAACAAAACTCGGCACCCACTCTCACACCACATGAACTAATCTAATATGATCAGCAGAAATCCTTTAGCCATTCGATGAACTTAGGATCATTTTTTGACCCTCTTCGAATCTTAGGAACATGAACGGACTTTCCTCCGAAGGTTGCTTTCTCTGTATTTAAAAGAAAGCTTCCGGTATTTATCCCGTCGCGATAATACATCCGGGCGGCTGTAAAAATCGGTACCGCAGCACGCTTGTATGCAGTTCCTTTTATTCTCCAGAGTGCAAATGCGTAATTGTTTCCTTCGTACTCAAAAGGAAACACATCCGGATCATCGCCTTTAATGCAGATCAAAGCATCCGCGATAGGTAACCAATTAGGTTTCTCACCATTCGGACCCCACTCAAAGCTTCCGCCGATTTCAACGGCTTCGGTCTTTGATACAATTCGTGGAATCTCACCGGAGTCCCAATCCACATTCTCCTCAAACTGTTTGCCGATACGGCACACGGTGAACTCCACTGGAGTCGGGCCGTCAGATATTAGAGACTCGCCGTCTAAAACGATCTCCCCCTTTTTATAGTTTTCGGAAAGGTTTCCCATTCCTTGAACGATCTGCAATCTCGGGAATGATATGTCGGATGCGTCCAAATCACCTGTAATACCCGCGCCGGTTGGTCCCGCCAGAGCACCGGTTGGTGATCCCTCTATGATGTCGCCGGATGCTTCCGCTTCCGCTGTCTTTTCACTTACTTTTTCACTTAATGCTGTCTTTGCCATTTTTATTTTCCTATTTTGTATTGTTGTATTTTGTATTGTTGTTTATCATTTGTCGAATAGTGTTATACACTAAGGACAAATTAAAGATTTCGGGATTTCCTTAAATACGGGCTGCGGTCACGCTCCTCTTCAGGAGGTAATACTTCAGCCTCTTCCAGGCTAAGCTCAATAACAGCCCGAGCATTTTTCTTCTCTCCACGCTCAAGTTTCTCAGCGTACTTTTTCGCTAGTGCTGATACGCTAACTTTACAAGCACCCATAAAATCATCGGGGCTCATGATATGTGACACGGCGTCAAACGCTTCCTGTGCATCCTCAATCCCCATGCTCGCGTTTCTGTAATGCAGATCATAACCTGGAATCTCTACACCTTCTTCAACCGCAAGCTTTAATGCCTGCTCCTTTGCAGCCGCCTGCCATTTGTCAACAACCTGCGCCACATTTAACATCTTGGACAATACCATTGGATCATCTACTTTTTCCGGGCTGTAATTGCCCCACAAGCTCATCTCAAAGTCTTCAACGCTGGCACTGTACTTCTTGGCTAACGGAAGCATTTTGTCTGAAAGGGCAGGGCAGGAAAGCTTGTGCTTACAGTACCTACACCCCTCGGTATTAGGTATCGCTTCTGCGTTCTCAAGCTCTGCCTTTTCTACTATCATGTTTATACGCAACCGGATATCTTCCATGTCTGCGCGAGTGTAATCATGAGTTAATACCTCATCACGCCGGGGTATTAGAAAGTGAACCGTGGCCGTCTGTAGCTCCGGGAATTTATCCATAACCCCCAAAAGATACGCCTGGCCCTGTATGTTCATGTCAGCATCATCGATCTCTCCGATGCCGAATTTAAAATCCACGAGATCAACATGATCTCCCTTAATTATAACTCTATCAACTGTTCCAAATATCGTAGTGCTCATGCAAAATCCTTTGTAAATTTTTATCCATTTTGAACATGTAGATTGGAATGTTCCCATTCAATGTTTCCACATGAACCATGCCATCGATCATTATTATCGAGACCCCTTCAACCGGCTCGCTGAAATCCAAAAGCCTTAGCTTATTGTCCGCCATGCCGAATACTGACCCGTAATTCTTTATGGATATCATCTGCTACATCCTCCAAAGGTTTAATATAATCCAAGCATGATATAACCAGACGAAGCTGTTCTTCGTTTAACCCGTCCAGGTTCCCTGTCTCAGCGGCTGTGTGAAGCATGGTGCCTTCCTCCGCGTAAATATTAGTCTCGTTGCTGGACCGGTACGATGGGCAGATCTCCACATATTTTAATGTGCTCGGCCCGAGCTCGTGATGTTCTTCCGGGCTACTCATCGTAATTATCAAATTCAGATGTTTTCGGTTTCTCATCAGTTTGGCTAAACGCTTCGCTGATACCCCAATCATCAGGCAGCATGTGCTGATCCGCATTGACCGGGTGAAAACCCGCAGAAACAACCAAGCCCTTCAACGCAATCATTATACGATCAAGGCTTGAGTCTTCCGGTATGGAGGCACTCACCTCATTGCCGTATTGCTTAATACTAATTTCCATCATCTCCCTCGGCATCCGTACCATCTTTTTTATCCTCCTCGTCTAATTTTTTTATGTAATTATTTAAACCCTCACGGATCGCGATATTTACAAAGTCCTCGTCTGTCGCAATATCCCGGCCCCAATCCGTCAGCATTTTAAAAGTGTCATCCTCCATCGCCAAATCCAACTCGGAGTACACCACATCCCGAAACTCTAAGAGTTTAATTATCGGTAGATCCATCGTCGATCGCTCTCGCTAACAGGATTAACATTTTGTGGACATTCGCGATCTCCGCCTGCAAGGCATGAATCTGAAACTCTTGGAAAGCGAAGTAAGTAACCAAAGAATCACGGTCTTTTGTATCCTCTTCGTGCTTTAACATTTCTACTACTCGCTCACGAATCTCTTCGAGCTGAGCAGACGCTTCCTCGGGCAAATCGTCCAAGGTATCTAGGGTTTGAAACTTCTCCCTGCTTAATTCAGGGTCGGGCTCATAATCTGGATTGAATCTCATATTTATTCAGTTTTAGGTGGTGTGTGGTTTGTAATAAAGTGTTATACTAATGTATAACAAAAATCAATTATAAAAAAGGTCTCATATGTAAAGTTTCCTCAGAAGGCGCTTTTTTACAAGCTTTCCGGTCATAAGTTTTTTTCATTAGCCGACGGACCAAGGTCAAGGGTCGGAGGATTATAGCTATTATTTTTGTTTTCATATTAAATGGAGCTCCCAATCAGATTCGAACTGATGACCCCTTCCTTACCATGGAAGTGCTCTACCTACTGAGCTATGGGAGCGAATAAAATGGTGGAGCCGGACGGGATCGAACCGACGACCTCCTGAATGCAAATCAGGCGCTCTTCCAACTGAGCTACGGCCCCGTGAATTTTCATGTAACATTTTGCTACAAGATCGGATTCATCTCATCGTCATTGATGAGATCTAAATTGTTGAGTTTCTGCCTCACCGCCCGGCACACACGCATCTCAACGGTGTCATTAGCGAACACTATTTTCTGAACGGCATGGCTCTTAGCACCAGCCCGATGAATACGACCAAGAACCTGACGCAAATCTACCGCACTAAAGCTAGGGCTTACCAATGATACCCGAGCATAATTACCGGTCTCATCATGCAGGCTAATCCCGGTACCCCCCGCCTGTGTCATGCACAGACAGATACGGGTCTTGCCCTCCTGGAACTTTCGAATCTCTAAGGTTCGCTCATAATCATCCTGGCCGCCGTGGATTAAACTAATCTCATGCTCGCCGGCCAAGCGCCGAAGCAAAGCCTCCATGGTATCCCGAAAATTTACAAAGATCGCCACAGCATTCCCCTCCTCCAATGCATCGCGAGACAAGGACTCAAACAAAGGAACCTTTAAAAGCTCAACCTCCTGCCGTGCACGAAGCTGTAATATTAAAGGGCTGTCCAACTCATCGCCCTCACGCTTCTCGTCCAATGCCTCAAGGTCAGCCTTTAAATCTGAATACGCCAGCTCAATAGCAGCACGGCTCTCAATATCATAACCGTCAGCCGATATTATAGAGTCGGGGAACGAGCCGGGAGGCAGGTCTCTAACCCGAATCCTGCTCCCCCGTCCCTGCTTGTAGATGTGATCGTGAATCCTCTTTAAGGCCGCTTTCGTTCCCATGAATTTTAGCCCGCCAAAGGTTCCCCTTTTACACCCGTTCTTAATGCACCAATTCCACCAACCCCGATCATTATGAAAATCAAGCACATATCCCATGGCTCTCATCTCGACGGGGTTAGTACAGCTAGTTGCCCCAAGCATTAAAATTTTAAAACCTCCCCGCTTAGCCGCTATCATCATCTTTGCGTTCTCACTCTTCGCCCCTTTGCATCGATGATCCTCGTCGAATATTATAAGAACACTCTTCGAGTTTATTCGGAATTCACTCTTCTGATAAAAATCAGTGTTACCACGACGGAGCTTTTCATAATTCCATGCGTGCACATTTTTATACCCGAAGCGTTTTATCCACTCCTTCCATGATGGGACGACAGCCTTTGGACAAACGACGAAGGGCGTAAGCCCAAGGGCTTTGGCGACTGCTATCGATACAACCGTTTTGCCCGTGCCGGTGTCACTCCCGTCCTTCGCGTACCCATTCTGCACAAGCGAATCAATCAGATGAGCAGCATGATCTTTCTGCCACTCAAATAATTCCGGAGGACCGCTATCCTGGGAAGTAAACTGTGTCTCCATCTCCGCCACCATCATCAAAAATACTAAGCCAATCCTGCTGGTTTAGATTCTCCCGCTTACTCATTATATCCAGAAGCCGCCAAAGCTTCCTGAGACTATGCTCCTCAATCTGACGAACACGCTCACGGCTAACACCCATGACGCGCCCAATCTCCTCTAGCGTATACTGCCGACCTAAATCAGGATTATAAGTTTCACCATCCAGCTCAAGCTCGCCGCGCATGAAAGCACGCAGCCTTTCATCCGCTGTACTCCGCTCAATCAATGTATTCTTAAAGCTGGAGCCTTCCGCCAAGGGCGATGCTTTCGATGGCTTCTTGGAACCGTCTAAGCTCTCTAATTTCGGCTTTCGCAACTTCAAGCCTTTCGTCGTACCTTTGCGTTTCGATCTGCCGGATTTCTTCGACGCTGTACTCGCGAGTACTGAATCGACTGCCGCATGATACGCACTCTCGTCTTCGGTATTTATATGACTGCACATCGGTAGTCTCCTTCGTTCGAGTTTTTTCTCCGCACTTCTTGCATTTCATACATTCTCCAACTTTCGTTTGATAAATTTAATATCCGCTTCCTCGGAAGATAATAAGCAGGTCTCCTCATCGACATAGACAACCGGCTTCCTGATCGCACCCGATTCGAATTCTTTGAGCTGGGCCTCAAGGGCAGCAATCCTTTCAAGGGCTCCCGACATTGCGACTTGAACTTGTTCCATCTGATTTTCCATCCTTTTAAACATTTAAATATTCCTTTCATTTACTGTTGTGCTACGGCGGTTAACTTCCGCCCGATTAATTTACAAAACTCCTCCGCCTTTTTTCTCGCATCCGCATCATCCCGCGCCTCCACGGACGCGACGAGATCGGGAGCGAATACATGATATGTTCTAATCATAATTCTTCTGATGATCGAAATCTATGCACGGCTCGCACTGAGGATCCCCGGGCGATACCGTTACCGCCATCTCACGAAAAATATCAGGCATGGCACTCGGCCCACGCTCAGCTAATTCATCAAGCCAGCGCTCCAACTTGGCGGATAATAAATCATACCCGCGATCGGTCTTCTCGAATTGCTCGCTCATCATAGCCGGCCCTCCAGAAAATCAGCGCGGCTATTAATCCGGCCAATCAGGCCCCGCAGGACCCGCAGCGTTTTTTCTAACGAGGCGACACGCGCCTCAAGATCTTCGATTGTACATTTTCTCATATTTGTGGTGTGTGGTTGATTTTTTTTTAACGCCGACTGTAACCAGCGATTAAAAGTTAATGAATCCAACGAATCACAATGTTATACAATCGTCAAACTTTTTCTAAAAAAAGTTTTTACATACCCTTCTCCCGGGCAAGCGCCTCAATCAAGGCGCCCCTAATTCCAGCCGATAACAGATCAATGTTACCAAAAACCTCAGACCCATATTTTACCAACTCACCGGTCAAATGCTCAGGCACATTCAGCTCCAGATGATACGGACGCGCCGCACCCTCATCATGCTCAACCTTTACAACCTCAAGGCTGCCAAGGATCTCGTTACCATCACCATCGAACTTTGCTACTTCTACTTCTGCTTCGCTATCTGTCATAATTTAAAAATACATACACCGGGGTATCCTCGCCCATATAAGCCCCGTCTATATTAAACCAAAAAAACTCCTCCGCATCCTCCCGGCTCATATCATCACGCTCAACCATGACCGATATCATAGCATCGGCATCATAAATCGCCCGCTCCTTACTGTCCTTGCCTATAAGGCAACTATCAAAACCATCCGCTGTTAACATAATCTACTGATCCCCCCTTATAAATATATCCAATAAAATCATCCCCATCACCAATAGGGTAAATACAAACATTAAAATATCAGACCCCATGATTTAAAAAATGATGCAGCACAAGCACCGCATCCGCCGTTGCATTTGTTATCTTTAAATCAGGATACAACCGAACCGCATTATCCTTAAGCATACGCTTACGCTCCGTATAACCCATTTTAGGCTTAAGACCACTCAAACCCTTCTGCCACTTTTGAGGTTTGACCAAATGCACACGAAACTTTAATGCACGCAGACAGCCCATTATATAACCAAAATTATAACCCAACTTAAAACTAGACGCATTCGAGGTTAACGACGATACATACGCCGGCACATCCTCGACAACCGCATCGTACCCAACTGGATTTATACTATGCAAATATTCAACCAACTCATGCTCAACAGTCCAGGGCCGAAGGACGATATCCGAAGGCCCAGAGCCGGGGGCCAAATGCGCAAGGCCTCCCGCCTTACCCGGATCAAACGCTATTATTCCGCCGCTCACGCTCCCGAACCAACAAGGTTATCGATTTCCGCACAAGCTGACTTGTAGTAGTCACCTCTTCCTCCGCAATCAATCGCAAAGCATCCAAAAGCTCAGAGGAAATCCGTATATTTATCTGGGTATCTTTCTTATCAGATGTCATGCAAATGTTATACATTATTTATACAAAGATATGCAACCGGATGCCAGACTTTTATTTCAAAAACCGGGCCGCAGTAGGATCGGTCAATACGCCCGCAAAGCAAAGACGATAAAAAACCACAAAAAAAAAATAATAAAAAATTCGCATAGGGAAAACAATTGTGCAACATTGTATATACACCACACCATAATATGATTACAGATATGAAAAAAAAGAACACAGCCCCAACAAAAAAAAGAGGCCTTGAGCGAGAGCACAAAGATGTAACATGTGCTGTCAGACTACCAGAGTCTATGTACAGCAGGTTATACAAACTCGCAAAGTCAGAAGGCTCATCTCTCTCAGACATAATCCGTGAGGCTCTTGTCATCAAAATGGATGAGATGGAAGAGACCATTATGGAGCGGAAGCTTAAGAAGGCTCGATACGAGGCCGAGATGGCTAAACTGACTGCGGAGTCCTAGAGGGATTTAAGTCTTGCGAGAGGGCCCTTCCCGGCCCTGCAATGGCGTATTACAGAATAATACGTAGGGGTAACGCTGTTTTGCTGTTGGTCGAAGGGTGCTAGCCATCAGCCATCAGCCATCAGCCATCAGCCTTTGGACTCTGGTCGAAGGGCGGAAGACGAAGGGCGAGAGTCGTGTAGTTTTATTTACTCGTAAGTACCTATAAATCAAGGACTTAAAAATAACAATGCAGTTCTAAAACGTTTTATATTTTAAAACTACATCTCGTAAGTCGTTGATAATCAAGGAAATGTATCTTGCTATGTAGTTTTGTAATTATATATATATAAAAGTATATATATATATATTAGTATAGGGGCTGGGATTTACCCCCAGAAAAAACACCCCCCCGTAATACCGAACGATTATACCGAAAATAACTACCAAAACTACATTATCGCACTTAAGTTCATGTTTACCAACGACTTATGTCATGTAGTTTTGCTGTAGTTTTACTTTTAAAAGTGTAGAAACTGCACGAGTCAGGTCTGTTTTATTATATTTTTGAGCGTTTCTATCCAATTTATACCATCGGATTTGCTATACACGACCACGACGAAGCCGTTATCGTAATCTGCTAACACATGGGTGTGTGTGACTTCTTGGCTCACTTTTTCCCCTTGCGAGGAAAACTTCTATTCTTCGACTTTGAGACAACTCTGAGATTTTTCTTCCGGTTATCAGCAGTATTTCGATTTTTGTGGTCGACATCTTTGCCATCGCCTTTTCTGACTCGACCAGCTTTTGCCATCTTTGACCTGGCGGCATTTCGCTGAGCCCTCCTTTTTTTCTGGGTGGGCTTGCTGTGGTACTTTTTGTACTCACGCTTGTAGTCTCTTGGCTTAGTCACGTTAATAATTATTTGACTAACATTGTTGACTTGCAATCGTTTGTTCTACAAATCGGTACATTCAATTAACAAAAAGGGCCGAGGTTACAGCCTCAGCCCTAAGTATCTATGACAACCACACACCATATGAGGATATCAACAGATGACTCTTTCTCTACGTTCAAAGCTTTTGCTCTGTCAATCGCATTTTATAACGCATGCGATCCGCTAGCTACTATCATTAAAGCTAGTTTTTTAAGGTAAACCCGTTCCGTTTCCCCATTTCATGGGGTGTAATGAATGAATTCATTCCATGTGGAACGGGTAGGTGCAGTCTACCTAACACATTAACTAACAACCACACACCAATATGAACTACGACATACTAATACTACTCATGCCATGGGCCATCGTGCTCTACATGATCCACCTATAACCACACACCAACACCAAAACCATCATGACAACATTAGATACAAATACTGATACGCTAAACAGCATACCAAAACTTAAACAAGCAGGATTCACCGGTCCTGACGCAAGCCTCGATGTATCACTCTTCGACTACGGCTTAGCATACAAAGTAACCAATGATGAAATACTATTCATATACGGAACTCAGTATGGATTCAACGAGTACATACGCTTCGACCGCTGCACAATCAAAAGAAACATAAATATCCAAGAAGAATACGATTGGGCTGATCTACCGGCTGTTCACTCGACGATGGGATATTCCAACAATGATTGGAATGCACTGCCGCTCGAACAACAAATAACCGATCTTCTCAATTACTATGGCTACGAAAATATCTTCGGATCCAGCTATTGGGAAGGCTTCGAAATCAAACCATCATGACAACTATCAACTACAAAGGCTTCACAATTGATGCCGAGCTCGGAGAAGATCCCCGTGTAGACATCACCATAACAAAAACTGTTCGTGGTGAACGATACATCGGCTCAATCGGTGCAGCCGAACACGAAGGCTTAAGTAATCACGATTGGACTAACCAAATACAAGTACCGATCAAAGTTCTAAACAAAGCGTATGAACTCGAAACATCTCTACTAAAAAATAACCACACACCAAATAACTAACATATGACAAACGAAATCGAACAGATTGGCGTACTTACACGCTACCCATATCGAATGAGCCGACCCGGCAATGTACTCATGCAAATGCATCGTAATGACCTCGTCAATATCGAAGCAGCCATGGCAAACGAACTAAAAAAACCAACCGATAATCACACCGGTTACATACTAACTACCTATAATGAACCAGATCTCAACAGTACACTACAGTGCCACAATCGCATCTGCTACTTCTTCGCAGATTCCCAAGCATATCTATGTACAAATCTACAAACAACCAACGAACTAAACTACAGTCTCGTTGTACAAAAACCAATCTATCATCGAATACACGCCGACGACTTAGAACCATTACGCTCGGTCGATCTATTCTTAAACCTAACAAACTAATATCATGAACATAATCGAACTAATAACCACACACCAAAAATAATATGAAAACTACAAAACAACAAATCACAGCATTATTAGGCAAAATAACAGACGCAAATGAAATGTTAATAATCGCTAACCTCGCAAATAACGCCGCTAAAGAATTAGCACAAACAATCAAATATAATCTATCTATCGGACAAAAAGTAAAAATCTCAAGCGGCCCTAACAACCTAAATGAAACAGGTGAAGTAATCAAAATCAACCGTACTCGTGCTGTCTGTAAAATCGATGGTCGTACAGAAAAATACAACGTGCCATTCAGCATGCTAACTATCATCTAATACTAACCACACACCATAAAATATCATGTACTATATTAATCAATCCCAAGAAGTATCCTACGATCAACTCAAACAAGTTCCTGCAGCCCCTACATGCGACATCAATCCAAGCAAGCGTTGGAAACCAGTCCATCACCATACACTCGTTGACCTAGTCAAAGACAGTGTTCGCTCATGCGGATTCAATATCCATAGCGAAAAATACGGTATCGATAAACATCGTGACATGTTCGCCATGCTCAAGCTCGAACGCGAAGACTATGACAACGGTACATTCCGCAATGTCATCGGCATAAGAAACAGTCACAACCAACGATTCAGTGCTCAACTTGTTGGCGGATCAAATGTCATGGTCTGCGACAATCTTGCATTCTCAGGTGAATTCAACTGTCGTCGTCAACACACCACGCACATCATGCGCGACTTACCTCGTATCGTATACCAATTAACAAACGATGTAGTGTCTTCCTATAATGTACAATCTAACCGTTACGACGGTTACAAAATGACCGAACTAGACAACTCAGATGTCGCTAACATCATGAACAAAGCTACTCGTAACAACTTCGCCATCTCCGGCGGTCAGTACAACAAAGTACTAGATGAATATGAAAATCCGCAGCATGATGTATTCGAACCAGGCAACGCATGGTCACTATTCAATGCGTTTACTGAAATATACAAAAATTACAACGGTGCTGATGTTCGCAAATCAATCAACTTGCACAACATCTTCGATAATCACTGTGCCGATGCTATCGAACATCTCAATACCAGCTACAATCCTGGATACAATTACGACGGTGACCTACTCGACGACGATCTAGACCCACAAGATGTACACGCTGCTCAAACACAAAACGCACAGCCAGCACTAATATAAAAATTAGTGGACTACGGCCGTGCAGTTAAGATCCTCCGCAATCGTAAAAAATATACACCTGCAGAGATCAAAAAAGCTACACAGGTCTACAACAGCGTAAACAGAATAAGCCGCTGCCCTACATGCAATGCTTACCAGTATTCATATAGCAAAGCGCCCTGTTTCCAGTGCCTCACAATATACTCAACAAAATTAAATAAATATTATCCATGACAACAAAACTCAATTGGCAACAAGGTAATGCAAAATTACCTAAACGCATTATTCACTTCTCATTAGCATCGGGGCATTCGTGCCCTGCTGCTAAAGAGTGTCTATCCAAAGCCGATCCTACTACCGGTAAGATCACAGACGGTCCTGAAACAATCTATCGTTGCTACGCTGCAACAATGGAAGCCCGACACAGTGCAGTACGACGCAATCGTAATATTAACTTCAACATCTTACGCAAATGCTCAAGCAAGCAGATGTTCACAAAGTTACATGCAAGCTTACAACCACTGCATGACAAATACATCAAAAACCACGGCCAGCGACCTATCATCCGCGCCCATGTCGGTGGTGACTTCTTCAATAAAAGTTACTTCCTTGCGTGGATGCGCTTAGCCAAAGAGTTCAAGCCTACAAAGTTCTATGCATACACCAAACGCATCGACCTCTGGCTTCAGAACCTCGACCTGATACCTTCAAACTTCGAACTCAATGCTAGCCGTGGCGGACGGTTCGATCATTTAATTGATGAGCATAACCTCAAGTCAGCAGAAGTTATCTACTCTTATGAAGAAGCCGTAAGAAAAGGTCTCGAACTTGATCACGACGACAGTCATGCATACACCCCTGGACCATCCTTCGGTCAATTAATCCACGGCACCCAACCTGCCGGATCTGATGCAAGCAAAGCATTGCGTAACCTCAACAAACACCACGGATACACCGGCTATTCTGCTGCCAAGTCCGTATAACACATAACTACATATGAATAACAATAAAAACTATCATCAAACACGCGCTGCTAAAATTGTTGATGAGCCAAAAGTAACAGATGATGACGGCTGTCTAGACTCATGCAGTAACAATGAAGGTAAATGTCCTAACGGATATATATGCGAACTTCACGAAGACGAACGCGATGAACCAAAAATAACCAACGACTTCGATCACTGGATCACAGAACTCGAAAAAATAAAAATAAATATGACTGACTGGTTATCATATAATACAGAAAACTTCCAAGAAGAGTATCTCATCGATGAAGCACGGAAAAAAGTAAAAAGAGCTGTACAATCGATCCAAGAAAACAAAACAAAAAATGTCACAGCCTTACCCACAGCAAACTGTGTAACCGCCGTACTTGATTACATCTTATACAGCGAAATGGGTGGCACCTATGACGCCACTGACTCCTGGCATTCAACCTATCAACTATTAATGGAGCTACGCAACGACAAGATCGACCCCGACGATCTATCATATGTCTCCGATCTCAAACCTCTGCATTAATCCACACACCATCGACCTGAGCATGTCGTAACAACTGCTCATATATTAACTATAACATTAAATAATCATGAGCAATCTAATCATCGACCCAGCCATCGAACAAAAACTAATCGATCTAGCTATTGATCACATCAAAAAAGTAGAAGCCAATCCTGAAGTAAAAACTAATGGCGACAACTTCGACTATTGGGACAGTTACAAATTACCTGACGGTAACTTCATCGACTACAATATCTACTGCGGTGACGAATGGTGCGAAATCAAACAAGACTCATCAGGCGAATATGTTTATACAAATCCTAAAACATGGAGTTGGGATGTAACCTGTTACCATGTAGACCCGCCAAACAAACATAATAAATACCATCAAATAGATACCGGTATATACAAACACATATTACACTACTCAAACAATTAACCACACACCAAATGAATAACCAAATAAAACAAATACCAATAACAGAACTAATCAAAATACAAGACTTCGTAAATGAAACACCGTCATGCTCAAGTGACAGCTCATATCTAAGCGACGGAGAAATCTTAGATCATATAATGGATAAACTTAATCATCTAACAACAGATACTCCATACATTGATCAATGGGCTAATGAACGCTTCATAGACAAAACATATAACAATCAACTACACACCAAATGAATATAACAACCTTACAAATAGCTGTATCAGGCAAAGCTGAAGACTTCTATGTATTCGAAGGATGGCATGATGACGATGCTCTCAAGCCTTCCATCCAATTATGGTGTAATCAAAACGGTCTAAACTACGAAGACCATGACCAATCCTGGTATATGATGATGAACCATACAACCATTGATAAATTGATATGAAAGAAATAGCTATACCAACAAAAGACGCTTACCTTAAAGAAAGAGAATACATACGATGACGCACGAAGAATTAATCATATGGGCATCCGGTACATTCCTTACCGAACCGTTGCCTACCAACTATAACATCTGGACTGATGATCAATTCAATGAATTCATAGAAAATCACGCAACAGATGCATTCGAAAACTGGCCCGCAGCAGACATCTATGAAGCAATACAAGGTCTAGCACACGATGCAGAATACAATCTCATTCGTAAGTTAATACCGCTCAAAGCTAGTCATAGTTTTCAATGCCATTACGAAGCCTACATAGAATCCATGCTAACCGGTAAATATTCTTACGAAGACATACTTAAATACGCACACATCGCATGCCACGATCAAGCATGGCTCATGCAAGCACTAAAATCGTAACGCCTTTGTTCAGTAGTTAGTCCAATACACACGCCTCGTCAGCCTCACCCGCTGACGGGGCTTTTTTTATACCGAGTCAATGCCATCCGCTAGCATACTATCATTAAAGCCTCTCTCTTCTAAAGTTAGTTCATTTCCTCATTACATGAGGCGTATTGAATGAAATTCTTTCACTCAAACACTAACTACAAAAAATATATAAATTATGGCTAATTCACATATAGTAAGTAAAAAAGACCTCTCATCCTTCGAAGTCTTCAGCGTAGGCGAATCAAGTATCCTCTCAGTCTCCGACCTCAACGATAACTTAATTCACTACGGTATAGTCGGCGAAGCTGACACAAGTGTCAGCATCCCCGCCCACTCCATCTCGGTCAAGACCAAGAATGGAGATAAACTCAGCCGTGCTTTTGACGACAAGCTTACAAAAGCAGGCCTCGAAGAAGGTGACGAATTCATCGCCTCCTTCATTGAAAAGAGTGGCTACGCCAATCTTTCCAAAATCGCAAAAAGATAATCAACAAGTTGATCATCCCAGGGTCACAGGCTTGCGCCTGTGGCCCTTTTTTTGCTCCGAGTCAAACCGTTGACTTAAGGCCACTGCCACACAAAATTCCATCTGATGCTTCTCAGGGATCAAGGGACGCGAAATGTTCCATTTCGGCCCGCTTAATCTCCTGATCAGTAACCAGATTCGGAATCTAGTGTGTCACCGCCCCTAAGTCGTTGACTCTAGGCTACTTGCTACACCAGCCCCATCACGATGTGACTGCTTTGCAACTAACCTTGCGATTGTGACCGCTATTGACACCGGCACACAGCCTACAGTGGGGCTACCCCCCACCTCCGCCCGGGTACCACTATCACTACCACTCGCAATCGCCTATCAATCACAGA